TCTGATATCCATGTGTAACTTCTCTTTTCAAATTGCATAGTCCTGCGCAGCGGAGATGCCCGCAGGGGATATAAAATTGTAAAACGTTAAAGCAGATATGCCTACGACCTGAACCGTGCTCAACTGCAAACCTATAATCATACCGAGTGAGACGGCGACAAATCCGACGATGAACCCTTGAACAAAGCCGTGCAGCGTCGCCCCGAGATTGTCATGGCGGTCAGGAGACAACCCGAGAGGACTCAGCATTTGCACGCAGAGGCACACGGGCCTCAGCTCTGTTGGCTCGTAATGGTCAACTAAAGCGCGTGCGATAGCCTCAGCATCGCGTTGCCGTGAGGCGCTGCGTTGCAAGTAGAGCGGCTCTATGCCGCCAGCTAGCGCATCTGAATTTCGAAGCCCGTTGACGCTGCTATCCATCACTCTCTCCAGGGGTCTTTTGCCTAACTCGCTGTCTCTGATATTTTCCCTAGGAGAAAATGACAAGGGCAAAACGACCTGCTTATGCCGATTTGTTCGCGGATGCTGTGTGCTCAATCTCCCTACATGTTCCGCAAAACGTCTTGTTCCACATCACGTGGAACAGTCGTTTTTGCGGGACAGTAGCCACTCCCCATCTGGATAGCCGTCGTAGGGACGCCTGTTATGTTCCTGCGCCGGATAGACCCAGCAATCGCGCTTAATGTCGTCGGCAGCGTCCTTGTAGACCGCAGATTTTGCGCCGCACTCTCCACACCATAGAGCGCTCATGCTCGCTCCTCGCTTCTCGAATTCGCCGACAATTTCCACCATATCGTCGGGATGACCGCATATAGCCATTAGCTTGGTTCCTTTCCTAGTTTCTCCTCCAGAGTTCGCTTGGCTTCGTTCTGTCGTTCGAGCAAGGAGTATCGGTCGATTACGCGACCCTCCGGCACCTCTGCCAAAAGATCCGATAACATCGCCAACTCCTCTTGCAAATTTGCTATGAACTTTTCTCTTACATCCATGATGTACCTGCTTCTGTGTTTGATTGCCGCACGCGGCACGGGACGTATATCGCGACTTACAAACGTCGCCAAGAGGTGGCAACCTGGCCTGCACCCCTTTCTCTGTTGACGATATCCGTGAGCCGTTATAAGGGCCGATAATGAAAAAATGGACGCGCATCAGGAAGCCGACAGAAGCGGAAAGCGAACGCTACCAAAATAAATACACTCGAGGAGGGAACAATGAATGTTGGACCTGGACAGCGGCTCGTAGCCCTCATGGTCACGGAGTGTTCCATTGGGACGGGAGAAACTGGCCCGCACATCGTTTGGCGCTAGCGTGGGTCGAGCGGCGTTGCAGCGTATCTCTTCACGCTTTGCACGACTGCGGCAATGCGCCTTGTGTGAACCCAGCACACGTTTACTGGGGCACTCAGAAACAAAATTCGGCAGATCGTAAGAGGCATGGAACATATTTCTGCGGAGAGACACATCCGAATGCCATATTAACGAATAAGTTAGTTACAGAGGTATGGAACTCTTACCATCTCACAGATGAACGCATCGAGGACATTGTTAGCCGTACTGGAGTTAAACATGGAAGCGTTATGGCTATCTTGTCCCGTTCTGTGTGGCGTCATATCACCGACTCCCTCACACCGAAGAAACCGCGACCGTTTAGAGGAGAATTTGGGTCAAGACATTGGCGTTCATGGCTGACAGAAGATGACGTACGCTCATTGCGCAAAAGATACGATGCAGGCGAAAAGTTTAGCGCACTAGCGGCAGAAATTGGGATGGCAAAAGCCGCTTGTTGGAGGATTTGCACACGTCGAGCGTGGAAGCATCTAGACTGTTGAACATTTCCTCGTAGTTTGGTTTTGCGCCATTGTGCTTTAATGGCGCTAACCCCTCCCATCATTGCACCAGCATTCGGTCAGCTCGGGCTGCCTGCGGGACAAAAAGAAACCGGACAGCGCTCTGACTTCCGCACGGAAGTTTTTGGGCTGAACATTTCAGCGCACGGCTACAGGCTCGCGTGGACGCGCGCGACAATCTGCCCTTGTATGCCGATTAACGCGCAGACCCAACAGGCAGACCCCAGCTGCGACCTGTGTCAGGGCAACGGCTTCTTCTATTTCGGGCCGAGTGGGAGCAAGCAGAGCGCAAAGCTGATTGGTCAGCTGAACGACGTACAGGCCTCCATTATCGAAGACAACAATGCGTTCGTGATTCGTGGGCTCATGACCAGCCTATCGCGCTCGGTGCAGCCCTACGACAAGATTGGCACCTGGGTAGACGGACGCTCGTCTGTCACGGTCGTTCCTGAGAACAGATTGGGCTACCTCGATCGCCTGGTCGCCCTTGACGGCTTCGCTGTCTACACTGAGAAGCTGTTGGCATTAGACCCCGCGCTGCCTCTGCGCACGCGATATCCTATCAACGGCGGCGTCAATTTCTTGGCGTCTACGCTTCGACGTTACCACCCCATAGCCGATTTCACGCTAGAGAAGGGCAAGGTCGTTTGGCTGGACCCCTCGCTGGCGCCGCCGCTTGGGACGCCGCTGACCATACACTACGTCTACAACGTGACGTGGCTTGTCACCTCTCAGCCTCACGTGGTGCGCGCACAGAACGTCAATGCAAAGCAGTCTAACCCTCAGACGCCGGAGGGTAACTACGTAGAACTGGCTTTGCAGGCAGAGGTGCAACTGGAGCATTTGATTGGGGAGAACGTCACGCGGAACTTCCTACTATGATTATCATTCAGTCCTTCACCAACCTCATCCCGGATTCGCTTATCAAGTCGATATCCGATGCGGTCGCCGAGCAGGCTGTCGATGATATCGCCACGTACGCGCGAGCGTATTGGGTGGAGTTAGCGCAGGAGGGGCTCCAGAGCACCGCGCAGAGCTACATCAAAGGGATTAGCGATGTTCGGGTTGACCCTGGCACGAATCGACGCCGCATCACGCTGACAGGCGCTATGGCAATGTCTATCGAGGAGGACCAAGCGGCGTACGATATGCGGAAGACGCTGCTAGGGCCGAGCGTGCCCGTAGTGCCTAAAGGTAGCGGCATGAAGGGCAAGCACCAGAACAAACAGGGTGGCTTCTATCGCGCCATCCCGTTCTATCATCAAGGCCCGAACACCGCCGGCGTCGGCGGTACCCCTATTGGTAAGCCTTATATGCGCAAGCGCGGGCTCGACGTGCAGAAGATGGCGGATTCTATCTTCGCCGCTGCAAAGAAACTGAAGGCAACGAAGGGCGTGGCGGGGCAGAGAATCAGCTACGGAGGACGTCTGCCCGCCGGCATGGCACCCAAGCTCAAGCGCCACCACAAAACTGATATCTACGCGGGCATGATTCGACAGAGCAAGTTCTACAGGAAGGTCGCGCAGAGCAAGATGACCACCTTCCGAATGATTTCGACCACGAGCGGGCACGCCAAGTCGTGGATGCGCAAGGCGACGCGTGGGAAGCAGTATGCGCGCAAAGTGGCGAATGAGGTCAAACGGTCCATTGCGCCCGCCGTGTTCAAAGCCATCCTCAGCAAGTCGCAAGGTTAAGCAGATGAATCAACGCGCTATATTCGACGTAGTCGTGCAGGGGCTCGCCGCATTCATTGCGAACCCGCAGATCTACACGGACCTATTCGGGCGTCAGTGGGGGTTGAGTGACACGGAAGTAGCTGGCATTGCCGCGACGTTTGCCAAGTTCCCGCCAACCGTGCGGCACGGCTATTCTTTGGCGGATGTAAAGATGCCGCTCGTGGTCATAATGCTTCAAAACGAGGAGCAGAGCGACTACGCAATGGGCAACTATGTGGGTCAAAACACGTTCCTCGGTCCTGCGGGCAATCAAATGCGTGCCGCGGAATTGGGCAGCATCTGGCGTAGCAGTTTCCAGATTCTTTGCCTATCGGAGAATATCGACACTACGTCTTATCTCTACGAGATGGTCAAAACCTCTCTCATCATCGGCAAAGCGGTCCTTGAGGCGCGAGGCATCATGTCGCCTGAGTTATCAGGCGGTGATTTAGGGCCCGATAGTCGCTACGGGGCAGAGCACTTATTCGCCCGCACTTTGATGCTTAGCTGTAAACGCCAATTTGTTGTGACAGACTTTGAAAATGCATTGGCTGTTGCGCTTACAATCGACGGACTCGCGGCACCTGCCCTGAGCCCACACTCCAACGGCAACGTGATGGCAAACGTCACGCTGTACTCTGTAAAGGCACGCAATGAGTAAGAACAGCAAAACCGCAAAAGACGACAAGAAGGACAATGGCAGCGCATCGCCGAGCGTTTACGATATCGGGATGTTCGCAAAACTATCCGGCATTAAGAGCGATCAACTCTACGCGTTTGTGCAACACGCGACCCTTGAAGACCTTGGCGAGCAAACGCTGGACCAGTGGAAGAAACTCCTGCAAGATTTTGCAGACCGACCCATCTGACGTAGGCTTGGGGTAACAGCCGCCGTGTCGGCACTATGGAGAATGTATGCCATCTACAATTTACGTTAACGGCAAAACTATCGCCGTTCCGGGCGCCTACTCCACAGTGGACGCATCGGGGCTGGACGCGATTGGACTCACTGCGACGGGTATCGTCGCCTTGATAGGCAGCGCGTCCGGAGGCAAACCCTACACAGCCATCAAGGGCACCTCGGATTTCACCGTGCTCACGCAGCCCGCACAGGCAGCGCGTGTCTATCGCAGTGGTGACCTGCTAGAGGCGGCTGCAATGGCTTTCAACCCGTCTAGCGACCCTGACATTCAGGGCGGCGCGCAGCAGGTTGTCTCGGTCAAGGTGAACCCTGCCACGCAAGCTACCCTTGTTCTCGGCGATGGCAACGTCACGCTGACAAGCCGCGATTACGGCTATTTCGCTAACGACACACGGGTGACGCTCGCAAGCGGCTCTGTGTCTGGACAGATGGTCATCGTCACGAACGGCGTAATCACTGAGGTCGGGGACAATCTCGACAATTCGGATGCGTCTGGCGTTGTCGATTGGCTGAACGCCAACAGCTCCCTCGTAAGCGCCACGACGCAGGCTGTCGCGACTACTGCGATTGGTAAAGACATCCTCTGCGGAGAGACTACCGTATCCGCTGGCGATGAATTCGGCATGGTGCTCAACGGCAACGGCTACGGGTATACCGCGGTCGCTGGCGATGGCCCTGCGCAGATTATACAGCTCTTCTACTCGCGAGTGCTCGCGGACGCTCCGGGAATCGGCAAGCCTTCGGTTGTCACTGTAGATGGGCAGCCTGCCCTTCGCGTATTGCCCGCGCACTCTGGTGCTGCGGTAGAGGTGAGGGGCCCGACCAATCTCACGGTAAAAGATTCCCCGCCCGTCGCAATATCCGACGGGACGCCTCCTGCTCTCGACAACATGGACGCTACGTCGCTTAACGGTGGCAGCGAGGGCGCGGCAACCTTTAAGGACTGGCAGAACTGCCTCAATCTCCTTAAACAGATTCGCGTCAACACTATCGTGCCCCTCACGCAGGACGCAGCGGTACACAGCGCTGTAGATGCGCACTGCGCCTATATGTGCGGCTTAGGCCGCAGCGAGCGCGACGCCGTTGTCGGTCTGGGCCCAAGCGGTGGCTCTGCACTGCCCACAAAACAAGATCTCATCAACAAGGCGCAGAATCTCAGCACACGTAACCTGCGCTGCGTTGGGCAGAGCGTCACGCGTTACAACACGCAGGGCGTGCTGACTGAATTTGGGCCGCATTTTCTCGCTGTTCTGGCGGCCGGGATGCAGGCAGGCGGCGTACCGGGCATTAGTCTGACGCATAAGACTGTTAATTGTCTCGGGCTTGGCAACGACACCAGTTGGAACACGGTCGATGACGCGAACGAGTTGATTCTCTCGGGTATCCTATTCGCCGAGCTAAAGAACGGCTTGGGCTTCCGCTGGGTGCGCAACGTGACCTGCTACCTCGGTAGCAATAACAGCGCGTTCTCCGATGCGGGCGTGAACAACGCGGTTAACTTTGCCGTGTATACCGTCCGTAACGCTCTGGAGTACGCCATCGGAAGAGAGTTGTTCTCGGGTACGGGTAGCTCGCTGTCGGCTATCGCAGGGCGCGAACTTGCTCTGCTCCTGAAGCAAGGCATCATCGCCGGGTACCGACGCCCCGTGGTCGTGCCGGACCCCGACGCGCCGGATACATTGCTTATCGACTTGCCGATAGCTCCGACACAGCCCCTCAATTTCATTAACCTCACGGTCCACTTGGACACAGCATCGCAGATCGCCACCTTGGCGGCGGCGTAAGGAGAAATCATGGCTACTGCTTTGCCGGACGTCCCAACTGGCGCCAGATGTGTTTTTAAGCTTAACGGTCAAACGCTCATGTACGCGCGTTCGGTCGCTATCTCTGAGCAAGTCGATTATCAGCCCATCAACGTTCTCAACGATATCCGCGTGGCGCAATTCGTGCCTACTGCTTATCGCGTGACGTTGACTGCTTCGATGATCCGTCTTGTCGGGACCACGCTTAAAAGTCTCGGGTTCTTTGCGAAGACTGCACAGGACGCTACGACGCAGATTATCGGTATCTTGAATATCGGTGAACTCGTTGCGGAGCTACAGGACAGCGTGACGGGTAAAACGTTCGCGACGGTCAACGGCGTCAAGATTGCCAGTCACTCCTTCAGCGTAGATGCCCAAGGTATCATCGCAGAGGATGTCGAGTTTGTGGCTATCTCTACGGTCGACGAGAGTGAAACGGTCTGATCGTCTAACAGGAGACTCATGAATCCTTCTCGTGGAAAAAGACGGCGCCGTATTCGCGGCGTGATGCAAGAGTGGCTGCGTAACCCATATCTGCTCATCTTTCCCGCTATCATCCTGGTGTTAGCGGCGCTCTCTGATTCCACGCTGAACGATTTCCCTGTTACATCCTTCGTGCTGCTTTTGCTGGCACGCGGAACGATGGTGATGACCTTCGTGACCATGCTGTTGCCGTTTCTGCCATAATCTCTTGTCTTGTGGTCTGCGCGCTGTTTTATTGCGCGCAGACCACTTTGGACAGGAGCCCACATGGCGGACCCCCTCGACGCGCTTCGCACGATGCCGCACCTCGAAGAGTTACATCAATCGACACAGGCAGCGCATAGAGATGCGCAGACACCCCCTGCGAATGCATCTGCGCAGGTTGACCAAAACGACCCTCGATTGCAGGAGCGGTACAGTTTCGCGTTCTCTTGGACCAACAAACGCGGCAAAGTATTCGAGGGCCAGTTCGTTAATAAAATCCTGACCATTGGCGAGAAGATGTCGGCGGGTGTGACGCGCGCGAGAATGCAGATGGGCGTTCCGTTGGAAGCGCTGTCGCTTGATACACACAATCTTTTGTTTATGACGACGTGGCTTCAACAATCACTGGTAGAGAAGCCGACGTGGGCATCAGACTTATTGGCTCTTAGTAGCGAGGAACTCGTGAGGTTGATCTTTGCCAAGGTCGACGATCACGAGCGTTACTTTCGCGGCGACGCCACATCTGATTCGCCGGGCGAAGAGTCGGTATGAGTCGCAGGACTTAAGTCGCTGGTGGTCGCAAAAGTATAATCTACCGCCCAATCACGCCTTGTTTTTGTCCCGCAGCGCTGCTGAGCATAGAATGGAGCAATACGAGGACCTGTTTCAAAAGCGCGAGGAGGCGCTGCAAATGCTTGCTGATGTCTCCCGCACACGTCCGAAAGAAATCGCGGCGCAGAAGGCTGTCAACGCGCGCAGACGCACTCTTATCGATGGTATCAACGCATACAATGCTGCACTCGATGAGCCATTGTACGACGATGACCCTATCGCGACTGCGTGGGATAAAGCGCTGGCTGCGGGAGAAATGCCCGACTTTGGAAGGAAGGCGTAAGACGTGGCGGAGAACTCGACCAGCATAAGCTTCGGCGTAGACGTAAAGGGCGCGCGTCAGGCGCAAGAGGAATTGGAGAAGCTGAATAAAGCTGTCTCCAAGGGCACGCAGGATCAGATCAAGCACGGCGAGAAGCTTCAAGGCACGCTCAAAAAGACTGTTGAAGCCGCCAAGACCGCTGCGCGTGGGGTCAAAAAGGCGTGGGAAGCCGGTTACGAGTCGTCACGCTATACGCCGGCTGACATGCACCGTGACGCGAGAGGGCGTCTACGCACGGCGTCTGGTGCTTTCGGCAGCAGCAGTTACGTCGCACCTGACCCATACGGCGTTCGCGGGGGCAGGAGCGTCAGCACGGCCCCTATGGGCACCTCTCGCGACGCGCACGGGCGTCTACGCGATGAGCGTGGGCGTTTCATCAACGGCGCAGCGGGTGGCGGAGGCGGAGGCGGAGGCGGAGGTGGAGGCGGGGGAGGCAGTGGGGGCGGATCTGGACCTGCTGGCCCAGGCGGACGCTCTGGCGGCGCATTCGGACAAGGGTTCCTAGAAGGCGCTCTCCCCGGCAATCTCAGCCGCATCATCGACAGAGGTCCGGGGGCGGGACAACAGGCTGCGGGCATTATGGCCGGAAGCGTGTTGAGCCATATCGCGAGCGTGCCGCTTACCGGCATGGGCGGCATCATGGGCGCCGCTGGTGCAATTGGCTCAGTCGCGTCTGCGCCGCTTCAGCGCATCATGGCGGGCGAGGGGCAGGCGCTCGACCGCCAGCGTGGGCAGCTCGGCTTACAGTACCTGATGGGCGGCTATGGGATGCGTCGTCTAGGCGGTCGTGGGCTCGGCAGTCAGATGAGTGACGAGCAGATTGACGCGGAGGCGACCCGTCGCGCTGGCTCAGGGGACGTTTCTGGGCTCAGCGCTCAGGACCAAGCTCGCATCAATAACAATGCACGCGCGAACACGGCCAAGAGCCTGAACGACCTGCCTGCCAACATGCGCGCCAAATATCTCCGGGCGACGGGCGGCAACTCTATAGACGGCATTATCCCCTCAGAGCTGCGCGCAGCACGGGTGGACGCCCTTAAATTGCGAGCTAGCCAACAGCTCAGGCAACAGCGCGATGAGGGACGCGCCGCTCCCGCAGACCCCAGCGAACTCGCTGCTATCGGGCGGGACTACGGCGCGATGAACCTGGGCCAGACCCAGCAATTCGTCGGCAACATGGCGTACAGCGCCGGCGGGAACGCGGGAGACTTAGCCAGCGAGGGGCTCATTCGCAGCGGGCTTGCCGCGCAGACCCGTTATGGCATCGGCGGCGACGTATCGGCTGCTTTCGGGACGGCGGCGCGCGTGGGCGGGTTGGACGGCGGCAAAGGGGCGGGCGGCGCTGAGGGGCTCGCCACAGCCATCGGAGAGGCGGTCGCCCTTAAGCTAGACGGCTCCGACCTCGTGAAATACGTCGCGCAGACTGCGGACGGCATTCGCCAGTTCCAGCAGACGGGCATCCCCGTCGCCACAGGAGCTATAGGACGTGTCAGCGAGGGTCTCGAGGGCCTAGGCATTTCCGGGCCGCAGGCTTCCGCAGGCGGGTTCGGCATGGCCCGCGCCTTACAGAATATTGGCGATACTGGCCCGCAGGACGCGTTCGGGGTCGCCGCGATGCAGTCTCTAGGCGGTGACCAGACGACGCTAGAGGGGCAACTCGGCGCTCAAGAGAGACTGCGCAACCTAAGCGGTGAAGATGCCAATAAAGTGTTTTCCCGTTTCGGCCGTCTCATACGCGACCAATCTGGCGGCAAAGGCAATGTGGGCCGTGAGCAGGTGCGACAACTTGCCAAGCGACTGAACCTGCCAACCGATTCCGACAGCATCCGCAAGCTAAGCAGTCGCATCGCATCGGGGCGTTTCAATCTCGCTGGTATCAGGAAGGGCGCCCCTCTCGATGCGAAGATGCTCGATGAGCAAGGGGCGCAGAGCATTGACCCCGTCCTCAAGACGCAAGCGGATATCGAGAATGCCACGGCTGACACGGGCGAAGCTGGTATCGCATCATCGCAGAACAGCGAACAGACGGCACAGATTGCGGCGAAGGCTTACGCTGGTGCTATTGCCCCGACGCTTAACGGCGTGACTGGCGCTCTACTGAAGCTTACCCAGTATCTTGAGACGCATATGGCATCGGAGCATACGACTCGCGCTGTTGCCGGGGCGAAGACCTCGCGTACCGCAGGGGCAAGAAACTAATATGCCCGTTTTCCAAGAGAGCACCCACGAAAGCTGCGAGGTCACACTCTATTGCGCCAACGGGCCGCTGAAGGGGACGTTCTTACTGGATGGACGAAACGAGCATGATGACCGTCCGTCCCTGTTGAGTTGCCACACACAAGCGGGTCTAGGCACCTCGGCTGCGTTCGGCTTTGTCTGCAAGCCGGAGCGTGGCGATACGTTCTTCTCGCAATTAACAGACGACACTTGGGTCGATATCGTTTTCACAAGCCACGAGAAGAGATGGCATGTGATGCGCGGGCTCGTGGATGAGGTGCGTCGAAGCAAACAAGTCTCTGGCAGCGGCGCGACGCAAACGACTTACACTGTGTCGGGGCGAAGCTTCCAGAAAGTGTTCACGGACACCCAGATCTACCTCAACGTCGCGACGGGCGAAAATGCACTGGGCGACCTAGCGCAGAACATCGCTAACGGCTTAGTTGGCTCGCCCGGTACGTTGCAGCGCAATCTGTTAACAGGGCTGCTCAAATTTCTAGCGAATGCCAACCGCGCCAATTGGCAGATGCCTGCAGGAATGCCCGGTGCCTCGGGCCCCTTCTACCAGAATTTCAAGACGCTCATCGACATACCGGACACGCTCCCGCGCGTGATGCGCGTGGCACCATTCGATATCGACAACGGGGCGCTGTGGTCGCTTGCGGTGCAGTATTCTGACCCGATGTATACTGAGATGTATTGCGACCTCATTAACCCTGACGTGCCTACCGCAAACGCTTACGACCAATCCGGCACAGTTGGACAGCCGATATCGTCAACGGGGATGACCGTCATCATCCGCGACAGACCGTTTATGCAGGTCGATTCATCCATCGACTACTTTGTGGGACGTCAGAGCAGTTGGTTCTCCCTGCCACGTTTTACCATCGCGCGCTCGCAGATTGTCGCCGATGATATAGGCAAAAGCGGCCTTGAGAGATACAACGCGTTCCGCTGCGTGGATTCGTTTGGACAACTTTTGCTCAATCAGAACCCGCGCGAGTTGTTTACGCCGCTGTGGAACAAGTCAGATATGCTGGTGCACGGTCTACGTCGCTTAGAGGTTACCTCTAGCTACGGCTTCAACTATCGAGAACGCGGCAGCATCGGCGAATCCGTTTACAGACAACGTCGAAATGCCCTGTTGCGAGACTGGTACTGCCTCAATCCGCAGTATCTGAGTGGCACGCTCTCTCTGGCGACGGGAGCGCCGCATGTCCGCATCGGCGGACGTCTCTATGTGCCCGCGGCTATACCTTCTCAGAATCTGAATTTCTACATCGAGGGTGTGTCACATAGCTGGCAACAACCGATGGGCACGCGCACGCAGATTACAGTGACGCGTGGCTATCAAGGCACCGACGATGCTCACCTAGCCGACCTACGCGCAGAGGCTGCTAAGTACACAAGGGACGGCTATCTTGGATATTGATACGCGAATGCTGGCGTCTGGTACGGCGCTGCAAGCGGGCCTCCACCCCGAAGCACGCTCACCTGAACGTTTCCCGCCGCTGTTCGTTCGCGGCGTTGTGCTCACGACCTACGTGGTAGACGACCCCAATAACCCTGACGCAGAAGGCGGGCACACGCCGACGGCGGTCTACTGCGACGTATTGTCCTACAGCGCGCCCAACGGAGGTCAGCGCGTTTTTATCCCGCGATGCCTCGTATCGCAGGATTTCGGCGGCATACAATCCGGCGTCGTCTACAAGCCGCGTGCTACCACAATGGATGTGTCCGGCAATCCGCTGAACCTGTTCACGTGCGCGCTAGGGCAATTGTCGGGCGACCACGTTCTGGTGTCGTTCCTGGACGGTCAGTTCAACAGCCCAATCATCGTGCGAGGATTACCCCATCCATCGGCAGATGTTGGCAATGCTGCGGCGCAGGGGCCAGTAGGCACGCATTTGAACCTCAAACGCGTGGACGGCTCCCCTTGGCTGCATAAGCACAACGGCAGCTCCTTCGGCATCTCGAAGACGGGCGATTTCATCACGAACACCTGCTTTGCCAACGACGGCACCCTTAATCGTGACGGCTCCGAACCTCGCGCTGACAAGACGGGCTCAGGCAACATCGTGGAGAGATTGAGCAGCAGGGCCGTTAAGGTGACCGAATTGTACGATATGACGGTGCCAACGGACCCCGACTTAGCCGTCCAGGAGATGCTGAGTAATACGGAGAAGCTCATCGAGTTCCTTAAAGCCCCTGCGTTCCTAGTCGTCAAGGACCAAGATGGTGCTTCTCTGGCAGTTGAATCTAGCGAAGAGTCCGCTAGCCTCAAGCTTGGTAGCGGCGACGTGCACGTGGCTATCGCTGAGAACCTGATGGCGCTCTATCAGCGACTGTTCACGTGGCTTTCAACGCACACGCATCCGACGACAACCGGGCCGAGCGGGCCCCCTGTTACACCGCCTCCCTCTTGGGACCCTAGTGTGCAATCCTCGAAGATGAGTCTTCCAAACGGGTAGGGTAATTCTATGGCTATATCTGTCGGCAGTCAGTCGTTGCTCCAGCAATTCGCAACCGCTATCACGCCCAATAGCGTCACTGAGGCAGCACGCCAAGATGCCGCCAGCGATAGAAGCTTCTGTATCAGTTCGTATCTGTACTATTTCGAATTGCTTTTGCCGGATTCACTCACAAAAAACGGCAATCAAAGCTTCCTCATCCCGCTGGTCCTAGCACCCGACAGCATGTCTATCGATGAGCCTTTTGCTATGGAACCCTCGATGACGCAGGGTGGCGGCGTTTACGTCGAGGAGCAGGGAATTCTCGTGCGTAACTTGCGCATCCGCGGAACGACGGGGTGGTCGCCGATTGCGTATCCTTACGTCCAGGACCCCGGATACATCGGCGCGGGACGTAACGTAGACCGCTCGTACAATCGCATCCTGCCTCTCAAGATTGCCACCGCACTTTCCGGACAGCGGCACCTGCAATATCTGCAGGATGCATTCCGCACGTATGCCGACGCCAAGCGCGACCCCGCACATTCTGAGAACGTCAGAATGCTGTTTCACAACCCACGCGATGATGAAGATTGGGAGGTCAAACCCCGTTCCTTCGCGCTGGACCGTAGCGCAGGAGCCCCTCTCTCCTATCCTTACAGCATCGACCTGCTCATCGTAGGCCCTGCGAACTACGGCAAAATACCGACCTTGCGCACGGCAGATTCGACTGTGCTCAGTGCCATGCGCAATCGTCTGACGCAAGCGGCAAACTTTGTATCGCGTGCGACTGCTTACGTGAATCAGCTGACGGCTGTGACTGGACAAATGCGGCAGGTCTTTAAGAACATGGATGCCGTCATCGGCTCAGTGTTCACGCTCATCAACGCCGCTTCGGCTTTTGTGACCGGCGCGACTACGCTCATCAAGGCCCCTTACGCTCTCGTCTCTAGTACGGCAGTCAGCATCGAGACGAGTCTTGCTCTGGTGCAACAGAACCAAAAAGACGTGCGCACGATAGGCAGCAGCTACGCCGGCATCCCAGCTATCTTCGTTCAAACCTGGCGCAATCTCGCCGATGTGCTGTTCGGCTTAGCCACT